AGGCAGTCCAGAACATGGCAGGATTAATTGTACCTTTACCACTTGGATGAGGAATTTGCAACCTATTCATCATACTATTCCATTTCTTTGCCTTTTTTAAAGCAGAGCCACTCATTGAAATAGATGCAGGTGTAAAAACTCCATCTTCATCAATCACAAACACAAAATACTCAGCAGTAATAGTCAATTCATTATTATCAGGAGTAATAAGTTTACCCTTGTCATCTTCCTTACATTTGCTAATTAAATCGGTGCAGTTTAATCCATGATCTTTTACAATTTTTCTTTCTTGTGTCCATTCCAAATGTGTCTTTCGGTATTTTACTGGAACAACAGTAATACCTTTTTCACCATCAAAAAATTCATTAGTCACATTATCAAAGATCATTCCTGCTTCAGCACCTTTAATATAAGCACCATCAGCTTTACTAACTTGTGGAGATAATGCCTGTAAAATCCTAAGTCTAGGAATTAGCATATCATCATTAGTCATATTTTCAGAAGCAGTTCCTGCATCTTCCAATATAATGGATGGATCAAATTTCACTACATTTGTCTCTTGTTTTAAATCTAATTCAGCAGTCATTATAATTTTCCCTTCTTAATAATTTTCTTTACATCGTCTGCATTACAAAATTTCCCAACAGATCCTGTGTATATTTTAAACAAGTCTGTCGGTAACTCTTTACCTTCCTTTAACATACCATCAAAGTGATTCGATAAAGTTTTACTATTTACAGTTTCTTCCAGTGAATAATTGATACCACGATCAGATATTTCTTTTGTAAACTGTCTGCATTGTTCATCTTCTTTTCTATCAAAATTTATTTTAACAGTATTTTTAATTAGACTTTCAGCTTGATTTTCCCTTAACCATTGAAAACATTTCTGCCTTCTAACCATTAATTCGTTTTTCAAACCTTCATCTTTTTGTCTGACAATCGCAGTTTTAGTTGGTAAAGAGTGACTCATAAATTCATGCAGATAAACTCCCTGACCATTTCCTAACGCAAAAGCTTGTGAATTAAGCTCACTCATTAGATCTGGAAGTTCTTCCTCAGAAATTATTTTATACTCTTGTTTCTTTTTCTTTAACGTAATTTCAATTTGTTCTATTTCTTTTTCCAAGTCATACATTCTTTGACCTAGCTCAGTTAACGCACCTAATGAATTGGATGCAGGTGCAACATCCTCAAGCAGATTGATATTCGTCATTTTTGACCTTTCTCATTTCTAAGGCAACAGGCATATACCATCCTTTACGTCTATCTCTGTCACCTTCTTCTTTGTTACGTTCCCATCTGAGAACCTTGATTAATGGAGACATCTCACTGGCAATCATGCAAACAATCATGACAGCAATAGGATCTCCACCCCCTGCCCACAACAAGAAATCGTCTGGGCTGAAGTCTTTCATAATTCTTCTAGCTTTCTGTATAGATGGAACTGGTACAAATTGTGGCTTGTCACTTGATTCAAATACGACTTCCAGTTCCCCATATCTAGCTGCATCTGTTAGATCTGGAGTAAATCCAAATTTATTCTGTATCGGTCTCTGTACTATATATACTTTTGGCATCTCTTTCCTTTCTTTATATCCAACTTACAGTTGTCGATCCTTTAACATTATTGCCAAATACAAACCAAGCAAATGCCATAACACCACCTGATTGAAATTCACCAGAAACATTAAACGATAATCTTTTTGAAAAAACATAGATATTTTTTGGTGGATGAACTTTAAACAATTCACCTCTTTTAACTCCTTCTAGAAATTGTAACCTAACTAAAATAGCTAACTTTTTTACACCAAGATCCAATGCCTTTTCTGTAAACTCAAGTGCCAAACTAAATGGTGGATTGGTAATAATTTCTGGTGCTAATAGTTTTTGTTCTAATAAAAAATCAACACCACTTTGATATCCACTGCCATAGTCGATCAAATCAGTTCCAATATTTTTAATATTGTTGTCATTCAATACTTTACATATCGCACCATCTCCACAGGCACATTCCCATACATCTGTAAACTTTTCTTTATCTAACAAAGATTGCACAGCATAAGATGGAGTTGGGTAAAAATCATGTTGATTTCTCTCTCTAGACTGATTCGCACCAGTAATTTTAAGAAGGGAACTCATCGTACACTCCCTCAAAAATTATTGGTTGTTCAACTTTATATGTATACTCAACAAAAACTTCTTTTGTCTTAAATTTTGTTTCACATGAAACACATTTTCTATATCGAATACTTTCACCATGAACTACATCAGAGCTATATACTCTGGTTTTTGTGTGTCCACACTTAATACAATGCATCTTATTTCCTTTCTAAAGAGACTGGAGCACAGTATTCAAAACTTACGAATCAATGAAAGGGAAGTGCTCCAATCATTTACAAGTTCGAGCTTAAAGTTTTAAAGCAATTATCGAAAAAGTCAATCTCTTTTTACTATAAGAAAAAATTTGGGAGTAAAAAATATTTTTTTAAAATTAGCAAAAGTTCGGTAACATCGGTAACGAATGGCTTTTTTTGTTTTGTTTTCAATATTTTATTTATGTTACCTAAGATCAAAACAATCGGTAACAGTTACCGAAGTCTGGTAACATCTCTGTAAGTCATTGAAAAATAATAAATAAAAAATAATTTAGGTTTAGGGCTTGACAAATGTGACCGAATCACTTATATTATATATATAAGGTGATCAGAAAGGAAAAAGATGTTTTTAAAATTAACTGAAATTGAATTTGATTCTTCTAAAGTTGTCGCAGAATTTGGTGACGATTGTTATGGCATTCAACATCCTGAGACTGGATATGTTGGCATTTATGTTAAAGATGAAGATACATTATTACAAATTAGTGAAGGTTTAGTTAAAAACGACAACAAAACTGGTGAAGAAATCGCTAAAGATTTATGGGGAAATATTTAGAAAGGAAAAATAATGGGAAAATTAATTGATCAAAAAGCAATCAAAGATTTAAACGAAGCTGTTTTAAAATCTATGACTGAATGTAAAAATAATGGAGTTGCTTGGACACCACCATTTACTGGTAAGAAAAGAGGGCTTGCCTACAATATGTTTACTGACCATGAATTAACTGGTGGTAATCAAATCATTGCTTTGTTTTTCGGTGCAGATGATAGATGGGGAACATTCAATGCCTTCAGAAAAAATGGAATGAAAATTAGAAAAGGTAGCAAGGGAGTTACTTTTATTAGACCGATCATCTTGAAAAAAGATGAGGATGGTAAAGATTTAGAAGAGCCAAAGGTAATTGGATTCAAAGATTACACTATGTTTAATGGTGCTGATGTTGTTGATATCGATGCTAACAAAGATGAACTAACTCAAAAGTTTGAAAATATGGAAGTATCTATTGAAGATAAGCATAGAGTTGTTCAGGCTTTTGTTGATAACACTGGTATCAAAGTAGAGCATTCAGATCTTGCCAGATGTTATTATGCACAAAGTTCTGACTATGTTCACATGACTTTGAAGTCAAACTTCACTGACTTAAATACATATTATTCTGTTTTACTTCATGAGATAGCACATGCCACTGGACATAAATCAAGATTGAATAGATTAGAAAAGACTGATTCATATGCCTTTGAGGAACTAGTTGCTGAACTTACTAGCATGTATTTATCTGTACACTTTGAATTAGCTCATGAGCCTACAAAAGATAACGCAACTTATTTGAATGCATGGATTAAAGGACTTGGTGATGATGAAACATTTATCTGGAAGGCATCATCTGAAGCTATGAAGGCTGTCAAATATCTCATGAAATTAACTAAGAAGAATGATTGGAAAGATAAAATAGACAGAAAAATTGAGACAACTATTAAAGAACTTAGTAGCAAAGCAGCATAAGTGATTCGTTTTTATGGGGAGTGTAATAGCTCCCCATGATAAAACTTTATAAGTGATTGATTTTAAACACTTTTAATATAGATTTAGACTTGACATTTATATAGTGTTATGGCATTATAATGGTATAGAGAGAAAAGAAAAAATTTAGAAAGGAAACAAAATGGAAAAAATTCATCATTTATCAGCAGGTGAAGGTAAGATGGAACTTTGGAATACAGAGGGAATAGTGTTTGCTTCTGGTAATGCTAAAGAGTTAGCTGAAGCTTTTAAGAAGTATGGTTATGCTGAAAGCTTTAGCACTTCATCAAGTTTTGATTTTGGTAGAGAAAGTGGTTTCAGAACTAACGATGGTGTACATAAGTTATTTGATAGAACTTTTAAAATAATCAACAAATCTTAATTTAGAAAGGATAATAAAGTGGATCATAAATTTAAAAAAATATTACCAAAGAATGAAATTAGAACTCGTTACACACCTGTTTATGAATATCGTGGTTTTAAATTTAGAAACGATTCCAGATATAATTCTGGTCGTTATGCAAGGTGGAGTGCTTGGGGTATTGATCCTAATGGAAATCATGTTGAATTTCATCACGCAAATAAAAGAGATAGAGTTGCTTGGGATATAGACAGATATTTGGATGAAGGCAGAATTGATCTTGCTTATGAAATATTAAATTTTTAGAAAGGATAATAAAATGGGAATGTCAAATTGGATATTAGATATAGAAGAAAAGTTCTGGGATCATGCTCATAAAATTATTGGTGATTGTGAATCTAATGAAGAGTTTAAAGATTTAATGTATAAATATAATATTACTAGTTGCTTGAGGACTCAAGAACTAGATATGTTCTGGGATGAGTTTTGGACTTAGTGTTTTTTATATGGGTTTGCGTGTTATTCATAGCTCTGATACTTTTGATATTAGGGTTATGTCTAACACTTAATGATTAAGAAAGGAATAAATAATGGAATTTAAAATTGATAAAAATGTGCCAATGCCAAAAGCAGCAACAACCAAAAGTAAATATTATTTTGTAAATAGTATGGAAGTCGGTGATAGTTTTGAGGTAGAATCTCGTTCACTGGCTAATGCTATTCAAGGATATTGTAATCGATCTTATAATATCAAATTAGCTCAGAGAGTCATGGGTGATAATAAGTGGAGACTTTGGAGAATAAAATGAATGATTTTGATGTTGGGAATAAACTGGTCAAGGATAAACATATTAAGGAAATGACAGTTAAACAATTGACTATTCTTAAAGATAGGCTCAGTGAAGAAATACATGAACGATTCAAAGATGAATATTGTATCTCAGAACTATATGCTAATGAGTATTATATCTGTCGATCTCTGTTTTTTGGAAAAGGAAAAAGAAGAAATAAAGCTTGGCTAGAAGAGAATAAATGGTATAAAGAAAAAATATAATGTTCATAATTTTCTCTCCATATAACTAACCTCACTTTTGTGGGGTTTCTTTTTTTGTCTTTATACGTTATATATTATTTAACAGCTAACCACTGCAAGAAAGGTAAGAGATGAAAAGAAAAATCGGTAGACCAAAATTTGAAATAACAGAAGCTATTTGTGCAAAGGCTGAACATCTTGCTTCAAAGGGATTAACTGTCGATCAAATAGCAGCAGTCTTTGGAGTTTCTGATGCAACAATATATGAAAGACAAATTGAAAATCCTGACTTTTCTGACGCACTAAAAAGAGGTCGAGCTTCTGGAATTGTCAATGTAACAAATGCTTTATATGAAAAGGCAACTGTTGATAAAGATAATACTGCAATGATCTTCTGGCTCAAGAATAGAGCAGGATGGGTTGATAAACAGGAAACAAATACTACTATTGAACAAAGACATGTAATAGATTTATCTAGGATTGATAATGAACAACTTGCCCAACTTGAAAGAGTTCTTGAGCAATCTGTCACTGGAACAAGTAAGGGCAGAGAAGTACCGAAGGTCATTGAGGGAGTTTACGAAGGCTAGTTGGAGTTCCATAGAGCCTGGTGTAGAGTTTCAAAACAATTGGCATATTGATGCTATCGGTGAACATTTACAAGCTGTTGTCGAAGGTGATATCAAAAGACTAATTATCAATGTGCCACCAAGACATATGAAATCTATTTCTGTTGCTGTTGTATTACCTGCTTGGACTTGGACTATACAGCCAGAGAAAAAATTCTTATATGCTTCTTATGCCAGTTCATTATCCATTAGAGATAGTGTTAAGTGTCGTAGATTATTAGATAGTAGATGGTATCAAGCACACTTTGGTGATTCGTTTAATTTAACATCTGACCAAAATCAAAAGCAAAGATTTGAAAATGATAAGACTGGTGCTAGGATTGCAACGTCAGTTGATGGTGCTCTGACTGGTGAAGGTGGTGATATTATTGTGGTTGATGATCCTCATAATGTCAGAGAAAGTGAATCAGCTACAGTTAGAGAAAGTGTATTAGACTGGTGGGATCAGGCAATGCAAACCAGATTAAATGATCCAAAGACTGGTGCTTTTATTATAATTATGCAAAGAGTACATGAAAAAGATTTAACAGGACATATATTAGCGAATCAATACAATGAATGGGATCATCTATGCTTACCTGCTCGATATGAGGTCGGACATCCGACACCAACAAAATCAACACTTGGATTTACAGATCCAAGAACAAGAGAAGGAGATTTGTTGTGGGAAGAACGTATTGACCAAAAGACTTTGGATAATATTGAAAAGAGTCTTGGGAGTTACGCATCAGCAGGTCAATTGCAACAAAGACCGATGCCCAAAGGTGGTGGCATCTTAAAAGCAGAATGGTGGGTTGCTTGGGATAAACCTGACTTACCTGACATTGAATATGTGTTACAATCTTGGGATACTGCATTTAGTACGAAAGAAAAAACTTCCTATTCTGCCAGAACAACTTGGGGAGTGTTTAGAAAAAATGGTCAGGTAAATGCCATTGTGTTAGATATGTGGTATGACAGAGTTACCTATCCTGAACTAAGAAAGATTGCACAAGAAGCTTATTATGACTATGAGCCTGATGCTGTATTGATAGAAAAGAAGGCTTCTGGTCAAAGTTTACTGCAAGATTTACGCATGGCAGGAGTTCCAGTATTACCATATATGCCAGATAGAGATAAGGAAGCTAGAGCACATGCATCGTCTGCATTATTAGAAGATGGCAGAATTTGGTATCCTTCTGACAAAAAATGGTGTAAGGACTTAATTGACATATGTGCAGCTTTTCCTGCCACTGAGAACGATGATATTGTTGACACTTGTACTCAGGCTTGGTTAAGATTACGCAAGGGTTGGTTTGTTACGCATTCGCATGATGACATTGAAGATGATTTTGAAGAGAGAAAGAGGATAACATTATATGGTTGAAATTCCTTTTGCTGAAGGTTCTCCACCAGATGATTTACAAGTCGAATCAGTTGGTGATGAGGTGCTTATTGGAGATCCAGATACAGATCAAATTAATCAGATTGAAAATCAA